TAACAATGAAATCAGTTCAGAAAGCAACAGGTAAATTAGCTCAAAAATTGAGAGCATTTTTATCTAATGAAGAAAACGAAATGACATCTGAAGATACTAAATATGTAATTAACTCGGTGTTATCAGCATTAGATTTATCATCTTTGGACGATGAAGATTTAGAAGAAATTATGGCTAAATTTGAAGGTGAAGAAGGTGAAGAAGAAATGGGTGGTGAGGAAAAACTTGAACCTGAAATGGGTGGGGAAATGGAAGGTGAGATGTCACCTGAAATGACTACACCTCCACCGGCACCTGAAGGTGGTGAAATGGCAGAATATCGTACACATGGTACGAGAAAGAATAGACATGTACAAAAAATGGAAGAAATGATTGAAAGTTTATTTACTGAATCAAAGGTAGATAAAGTTTTGAGCAAATATTTTGTAAATGAATCAGCAAAAAAACAAGACAAAACAATCAATAGAATTCAAAATTTAGCGGAATCTTTCAAACAAGAAGTTAAGTCAGTTAAATTATATGAGAAATATACTAACTCAAAGTTATTAGGAAAAAATAAATTTGGTCAGTTAGTTTTTGAAATGGACAACAAAAGAATTAGAGTAAGTCCAAATGGAGAAATTTTATGAGTTTATTGATTTATGTTAATAAGTTAGGTCAAAATTATAAAGGAGAAAATTTATACGAATTTATTTTTTCAGATAGTTTGGAAGGTGTATGGGGTGAATCTTGGGATAGTAAACCCGCAAATGGATATCCATCTCCACCTGAAATAGAACTTGTGACAAAAGTAGGATTGTTAAAAAATAGTTTAGATTTTGAAGTCTTACAAAATTCTGATATATTTTCAATGATTGATGGAATGGATGATGTAATTGCATTAGCGTGGGAAAATGAATCTGAAAGTGTGAATTTTGATAAACAAAAAAGATTGGTTTTCAGATTTGGTGATAAAATTGAAGATGTGAAAAATAAACTATACGAGAGAGACATCGTATTAGAATTTGAAAGAAAAGTACAATATGAATCTTAATAAAAAAATCGGTTTATTATTAGATAATGGTTTAAGTCCCAATTTTATTTCATCATTAACTGAAAGTAAAATTAATTTTCTTTTTGAGAAAATGTCTAAGAGAAAAGAGGCAAAAGAACAAGCGGCATCTCCTAATGTACAAAAAGTGAATATACCAGCGACTACAGCTTATAAAGTACCTGCTGGGGGTGAAGTAGATATCAATAATGTAAAAATTACCAATCAAGGTGGTATTGCGACAGTTACACCTATGGAATCTGAAATAAAAGAGGATGACACATTAAATGTTGTTAATGATCCAGATGCAACTGCGGATGGTATGGGGATGTTTGAAACTGATTTAACTGAAAAATTTGAATCTAAGGCTCAACAAGGATTATTTTGGGCACGTTGTAACAAATGTGAAAGTAAGAATTGTAAGTGGTGTAAAATGGCAAAAGAGTTTTCAAAGAGTACATCAAAGAAACAATATAAAAAAATGCCAGAAAAAAAACATCCTGAAAAGACTGTAAAATACAAAAAGAAAAAAACGAATGAGGAGTTTACAATGGCAAATTATTTTGATAAGGTTGCGAGTGTGTACGCGAACAATGCTATGGGTAAAACAATCAATTCTTTAACTAAAGAACAATTTGTTAAAAAACATATAAATAAAATTGTAGAAAACAATTTAAGACCAACTATGAAAAAAAGAGATTTATTAAAATTAATTGAATCTGAAATCAAACGTAAAAAAGGTTTGAATGAAGATTTCTATATGGATGAAGAATTAGATTTTGACTTTATGTCGGATGTTGAAACCGCACCAATTATTAAACCTAAAATTAAACCTAAAAGAGAAACTGAACCTGAATGGGAACCAGATGAAGATGAAAAGATAGTTCCAGATGAAGAACAACAACCACAAGGAAAAGGAAATGTTTATGAAACTATGAATCGCAATTTCAAAAAAATGTTGACCAGAATGGATAATGTAGATTACAAACCAATTAAATATAGAAGATTTTAATGAAAAAAATAATTCTTTATGAAGCCCCAATTGATGATTTTTTAGACCAAAAGTCTAAAGAATCAATACTTAAGGCACAGAATAGAAAGTATCAAAGTGCTAAAGAAAGTGGTGGTAATTATAACAATATGGCAACATTGATGCAATATTTACCTATTGCTGAGAACCAACATAAAGATAAACTTCTGAAATTAGCTAAAGCCATATTTTTTTCTAGATTTCCAAAAATTAAAGAAAGGGTCGACCAAGGTTTAGTAAAGTTAGATGCACAATTTTCAACAACCCCTGGTGGAAGAAAAACCAAACAAACTATATCAACAGATGAGATTCAGAAGGCTAAAGAAAATGATTCACTATTTGATGAAAGAATAAAGGCAAGAAATTTTATTAATGCTACAACACAAGGTAGTGGTTGGGCAGATGGATTTAATGCTTATAAGGAAATTGAATCACAACTTAATCAATTGGATCCTGATTTAGTTAAAAAATACAAACAATTCGAAGATTCTGCAACTGTTTTTTATAATGAAAATGTAGAAGCTATAGAGAATATGGCAAAACAATCAATGGGAAGAGTTGCTTATCTTGATATAATTAAAGACCCTGAAAAACCAGGAAGTTGGATTATTGAGGTTAGGGCACCACACTTTCCACTATTGATGCACGAATTACAAAAGGCTGGTAGATATTTTAATTCTATACTTTATTTACCTAAAGATAAAAATCTTGGTCAAACTCTAACACAAATCACTGACACTCATAAACATGAAATCAGAAATATGATTACTGGTAGAGAAATTAGTTCAAAATTAAAGTTTTTATGGTCTGAACTAATAGATGATTATGAACCTTGGATGGACAATGCAATACAAACACAATTTAACAAAATGGCTAATGATAATCCAAATTTATTTAATGAAATTATGTATGATGGTGTTTTAAGCGGTAAACCAACTGCAATGGATAAATTTGAAAAGTATTCACAGATGATAGTGGACACAATTAAAAAAAATCCCCCTAAAATGGAAAAAGTTGATTACAATAAATTAATTCAATCTGAAAAAGAACCTCAAAGTTATGAAGACGAGGATGAATACGATGATGACGATTTTAATCCTGATGATTGGGATGACTTCAACATAGACGATGAAGACGAAGATTAAAAAATAAAGAAAACCCCCATTTATAATTAAGTGGGGGTTTTTATATTTATATAAAATACAATTTATGAGTTTAACAAAAGAACAAGTAATGATGGAATATGTAAAGTGTATGAAAGATACTCCATACGCTTTAAGAACATATTTGGAAACCTATGACAATACTGTATCTAAGTACGTACCATTGGAGTTATTTCCTGACCAAGTATCGTTATTGGAGGACTACGAAAATTACAATGAAAACATTGCATTAAAATATAGACAAGCTGGTGTATCCACGGTTACAGCCGCATGGATATCTAAAAGAATAGCATTTGCTAAAAAAGTCAAACCTGAAAAAATTCTGATTATTGCCAACAAATTAGATACATCTATGGAAATGGCAAACAAAATAAGAATGTTTATTGGTCAATGGCCAAGTTGGGTTGGTATTGATTTCTCTTCAGATAAAAACTCACAAAAACACTATAAAACAAATAATGGTTGTGAAGTTAAAGCTGTTGCGACATCAAAGGACGCGTTAAGGGGGTTTACTCCAACTATTTTAGTATTTGATGAGGCTGCATTTATTGATGCTGATTCGGATTTCTGGGCAGCTTGTATGGCTTCATTATCAACTGGGGGTAAAGTTATTGTGGTATCTACCCCAAATGGTTATGACCCAATTTATTATGAGATATATAATCAAGCAAGTAGAGGAATGAATGATTTCAAAATCTCTGAAATGTATTGGTTTAGAGACCCAAGATACACTAAGGATTTATACCTTATTAAAACACAAGATGCAATTCACTATTTGTTAAATAAAGAGGAATATAATAAAGAAAATATTATCAGTTGGGAAAACATTCCTTTTGAAGAAAGAAACTATGATGAACTTAAATTAATGATGGATTCAGGATATAAACCTTGTTCATCTTGGTTTGAGGGTATGGTTAAGAAATTGAAATACGACAAACGTAAAGTTTCACAAGAGTTGGAATGTAATTTCTTGGGTTCTGGTGATAATGTATTTGATTCCTTATTAATGCAAAAGGTAAAAGAAAATATGATTAAAGAACCCCAAAATAAAATGATTGGGAACTCTTTATGGATTTGGAAAGAACCAGTTGTTGGACACAAATATGTAATGGGTGTGGATGTAAGTAGAGGGGATAGTGAGGATTTTAGTTCATTCCAAATTATTGATTTTGATACTCGAGAACAAGTTGCTGAATATGTTGGGAAGTTACCTCCTGATACAATGGCCGAAATATGTTATAAGTGGGGTAATATGTATAATTGTTTTATTGTTATAGATATTACTGGTGGTATGGGTGTATCAACATCTAGAAAACTTCAAGAAATGGGTTATAAGAATCTTTACATTGATGGTGTTGATACCGCTAACAAATGGAAGTATGACCCGAAGGCTTTAGAAAAAATTCCTGGTATAAACTTCAACAACAAACGTGTACAAATTATTGCTTCTTTTGAAGAGGCTATGAGACACGAGTTTAAGATTTATAGTATGAGATTATTCAACGAAATGAATACTTTCGTATATGTAAATGGAAGACCAGACCACCAAAAAGGACAACACGATGACTTAATTATGTCAGTTGCAATGGCAACCTATGTTGCAGAATCCTCTTTTACAAATTTAGAAAAGGTTACGGAACATACGAAAGCAATGTTAGAATCTTGGTCAGTAAGTAATAATGAAGAGGCCACAAAACAAATTGATTTCAATCCAGTCATACCTTATGGTCATGAAAGAATTAATCAGAGAAACCAAAATGTTTCCAAAGAGGATTATATGAAATATTCTTGGTTATTTGGTGGAAGATAATATTTATAAATAAAAATATATGGGTTTAGTTATTAGAAAAAAAAGCGGGTCAAAAATATTTTCGGGTTCTAAACTTAACGTACAAGGACAAGGAATTTCTACGGTTAAGGTTCAACCCCAAGACAAGGTTCCAATAACTCAGAACACATCGAATGTAAATAATTAACTCTTTAGTTATTGTTTATACTCATTAAATTAAATCTATGGAACAAAATAAAAATAATTTTACTGTTTGGCAAAGATTGTCACACGCGTTCGGTCCTAACGCATTATTAAATCAGGATTATCCAACTTATAAGTTTGATAAGAAAGAACTATTGAGGACAACTTCTAAACAAGAATATGAGAAGGAACTTCTCCAAGCACAACAAACCTACTATTTAGCAAATCAATGGACAAAAATAGAAGGTAATTTATACACACAAGCTGTTTATTATGAACCAACAAGATTAGCTTCATTTTATGACTATGAATCTATGGAATATACACCTGAGATTTCAGCAGCACTAGACATTTATGGTGAAGAATCAACTACAGTTGACGAAGATGGATATATGTTACAAATATATTCTGAATCAAAACGTATAAAGGGAATTTTAGCAGACTTATTCAATAATGTGTTGGATATCAATACTAATTTACCTATGTGGACAAGGAATACTTGTAAATATGGGGATAACTTTGTCTACCTTAAATTAGATCCGGAAAAAGGTGTTGTTGGATGTATGCAATTACCGAACATTGAAATTGAACGTTTTGAAAGGGGAATGCCTGCTCAAGCAAGTAGACAAAATGTTGAAGAACCTGCGGAAAACAAAGGTTTAAGATTCAAGTGGAAGGCTAAGGATATGGAGTTTAATTCTTGGGAGATAGCTCACTTCCGTTTATTAGGTGATGATAGAAAGTTACCTTATGGTACTTCAATGTTAGAAAAAGCAAGACGTATTTGGAAACAATTATTGTTATCTGAAGATGCGATGTTAATATATAGAACTTCAAGAGCACCAGAAAGAAGGGTTTTCAAAGTCTTTGTTGGTAATATGGATGATAAAGATGTTGAACCATATGTACAACGTGTTGCAAACAAATTCAAAAGAAGTCAAGTTGTCGATTCTCAAACTGGTAATGTAGATATGAGGTTCAACCAAATGGCAGTGGATCAGGATTATTTTATTCCTGTTAGAGATCCAGCTCAAGGTAGTCCAATAGAAACTTTACCTGGTGGTACAAACTTGGGTGAAATTGCTGATATTGAATATATCCAAAAGAAATTATTAACAGCTTTACGTGTACCTAAAGCATTCTTAGGTTTTGAAGAACCAGTTGGTGATGGTAAGAATTTATCATTAATTGATATTCGTTTTGCAAGAACTATTAATAGAATTCAAAAATCTATGGTTGCAGAATTGAATAAAATTGCAATTGTACATTTATTTTTATTAGGTTTTGAAGATGAACTTAGTAATTTCAGATTAGGTTTAACAAATCCATCTAGTCAGGCCGACTTATTGAAAATCGATATTTGGAAAGAAAAAGTCGCCTTATACAAAGAATGTGTTACGCCTATTGGTGGTACTGCTCCAACTTCTATTACTTGGGCCAAGAAACACATCTTGGGATTCTCTGAAGATGAAATTAAAGTTGATTTACAACAACAAAGAATTGAGAAGGCAGTTGATGCTGAACTAACTAATACCGCAACAATCATTACTAAAACTGGTGTATTTGATATGGTTGACAAATTATATACATCTAAAAGTGGTACAACAGCTGGGGGTACACCACCTCCTCCCCCTGGTGGAGCACCACCACTTGGTGGTGAAGTTCCAACAGGATTACCTGAAAGTGAAAAGAAAGATAATCTCAAAATATTATTAGAAAGTGATAATATTTTAGATGAAGATACGTATATCGATTTATCGAAAGCGAGAAATTACTTGGGGGAAATGGAGACACAATTGAATAAACTTATCAACGACTAATATTTATAATAAAAAAACAATTATGAAATTTGGAATTATTAAATCTAAAATAGACTATGTTTTATCTGAGTCGTTCAAAAATGAACTTCATTTCAAAGAAGAAATGAAACTATTCAAAAAAGTTGTTTTAGAGAACAAAACCTTAAGTAAACTTTTTTATCTATATGACGAATTAAGTACAAAGAAAAATGTTAACAAAAATATTGTTAATGAATATATTAATGAGTCAATTACAATTTATGAAAATTTGATTAACAAAATCAAACCAAGTGATTTGAAAAAATTAAACACTTGGTTGATTGATGTTAATGTTGAAAATAACTACGGACAAATTGACGATTTATTTTCAAACGACATTTTGAAACTCGAAAATAAAATTCAGAGTAAAAAGACAATTGCAGAATCTCTAACTGAAATCGGTACTAGTGAGAAAGAAGTAATCAATATACCTGTTAGTTCAATGATTAAGTTAGCAAACAAAACATTAAATAACTTCATACAAGGTTTGAATGAGGGTGATAAACAAGAATTAATTAAATTCCTATCACAAGATGAACAAACTATGGAAGGAGAATATAATGTGATAAAAGAAGACGTGATTGGAAAACTTAACAATCACAAAAGAGGGTCTGATGAAGATACATCAAACAAAATAGAGGAAACTATCTCCAAAATTAAAAACGAAAAATTTGACAAACTAACTTTCTTCAAGCTTAAAAATCTTAACGAAAGTCTTTAGTCGTTTTCATTCGATTTGTATTTTTGTGAGTAGATAGCTTTTTTTAGTTCATCCCTACGCATAACCGAATTTTTCGTAAACTCTTTTCTTTTTTTCAACTCTGTCATCAATTTAGTTTTGATGACTTTACTTTTGAAAAGTTTCAAGGCTTTTTCAATAGGGGTTTTATTGTCTACATTTACTATTAACATACTTTTTTTATTAAAAATTATTTTTTTGACTATTACTATATAATTATTTATTTTTTTCGTAAGAATAAACTTAAAAAAATATTATGAATGAAAAAAGGTAAAACTTCGAAGATTCAAGGATTTAAGACAACAAAAGTGGTATATGGTACGACAGACTCCTTCGAATTGAAATCAATCTATCTTAACTTACAAACGTGGGTTGAACCTAAAGATGAACTCGAAAATTGGGAACGAATTGTATTAAATTTATCACGACAAATAAAACACACAATTTATAACCATATAAATACAAAATTATTCGAGAAAAACTTTATTGTCGACTTAGATTTGAGAGCAAGTGGTTTAGCCCCAAACAAAAAATCCTTCCTAAATTTAGAAATAAATTTTTATTTAATTGACAAAACATTA